ACTATAAGTGATATAGCGGAATATGAAGTAGATGAAAAATATTACTTATCTGAAAAAGTTTTAAACAATTTAACTTTTCACTTGAAAATAAATCACGACAGGGGAAATTATTATGGAGCTAATATTAAAACAAAAGATGAGAAATCCAATACTGTTACCGTAAAGGGTAAATACGTGTACGATCTTATTTGTGTAGCAACGAGAGGTAGGAATCCAGAAAAACCTACATGTAGAGAATATGGTCTTAAAACAGTTCAGAAAGATAATCTTATTTCCCAAATACCAAGAGGATTTAACAAAGGTGGATTTCATGAAGATAAGGCTCCAACATTATCTTGTAATTCATATGATAGAAACAATTTTATCATACAGAGAGCATTACATGGCGATTTCAAAATAAGAAGATTAACCCCTACAGAGTGCTCCAGGTTACAGACTGTACCAGATTGGTATAAATGGGAATGCAGCGAAACCCAACAGTACAAGATGTTGGGAAACGGGTGGACTATTAAAGTGATTGAACATATACTTAAAAGAATAAAAGAATCATGATTAAAGCAAGATTTTACATTAAAAAATCCGATTGCGGTAACGACTACCGTCCAGTCAAATGGCCTATAAAATATCCATATTGGTGTAGTGGTGAATCCGATGATTCATTCATACTTGTAGTGTATGCCGAAGACGAAGACAGCATAAAAGAGCTGTGGCCGGAAGCATACGATATTAATGTCTTAGAAAAAGATACTGAGGTTAAATTCACATTAAGATTTCCTAAGCCTAAATGGTATGAATTGCAAGAAGAGAGATTAGAAGAGTATGATAAATTATATGGTAAATTCGTATGGGTTACGGACATGTGTCTAAAAGATGGGAAAATAAGAAAGGTAAAAGCCAGAATAGAAGATTGTGGTGGTCTTTTATTAGCCGACACTCCTGGTCGTTACACCCCTTATCAGATAGGGGATTGTGCTTTTGAAAGCAAGGAAGAGGCTTTAAAACATGCAGAGGAACAGAGAACGGATTTAATTAAGTCTCTTAGGTTACAAATACTCGAACTTGAAAATCTAAAATTTGAATGCGATGATTAATTACGCGGCAAAAGCCAGAAAAGCTTATTTGATAAACAATTTCGATAAGATTCTTAACAGTCTTAACACGCTTCATTCAACGGTTGAGACCATGACGTTGTTCGTAAACGACCAGGCTTATAATTACATTCTTAAGCTAAAGGAAGTAATTAAAACCAGTCCTATGTATAAGCACAATATCAAGCGTCTTTTAAATGACATGGACAAAGAGATAAAGAGGTACAATGCTTCTATCTACTACATAAATAAAGAGCGTAGTGAGGTTATAGCTGATATAACACAAGCGATGGAAGATTGCCTCATGCCATACATAGACGATCTGGCCGGCGCTATAAGGGCAGCCGTGTGGTCGAGGGGTGTGTCCGAGGAGCGGACGGAAGCGGCGGTACTGTCCCTAATCGTATCCTCCTTGGCCACGACATCAGGCAGACTTATCTCAGGTGGATATCAGATCATGAAAGAAATGGGTGGAGGTCAAGGTGGTAATCCATTTACGTTTATGAGCATTGATAAGATAAGACACTTATCTACATCATTATCTGATGCTATTACCGGTGGAGAAATAGCTCTTGAAGAAAAAGAAGCCAATGACATAACTAAGGCAATGGATGTTTTTATTGAGAAAATGTCTGATTCGGATATTGTTGATAAGGTGATCAGCATACTCGAAGAGGCAGAATCTAAAAATAAGGAGGAGCGATCGTGAATTATTTGGATGGGTATGTAGAAGAAGTTCTTTCTGAGCCGTACTATGATGATTATGGCTCTGGAATTTTTAGGTGGTGGGTGGAAGTATCTTACATTTGTGAAGGTACAGAATCAACTACTATCTTAATGTTTGATACGAGAGAAGAAGCAGAGGCAGTAAAACCAGGTTATAAATTTTTATGTTGAAAATAACATGAGGTATTTTGTTTTATTGATGGCACTTGTGTTATCATCATGTTCGCATGATATTCAGGTTAATAACGGATGGGTTATGTTATGAAAAATATTAAATTCAATAAAACTTATTACATTTCTTTATAAGTTTCAGAATGCACCTTCTTAACAAAATACATTCGTAATCCTCACCGGGTTAAACAATAACCCTCTATCGATTATCCTACGAATTGATTCACAGGAATCACCGACTACTTTTCTCATAATGTTTAATGCTCCATTTACGTCTGCATTTATGAGTTTTCCTACCGAGGATTGAAACAATCCTCGGTTCTTCCTCTTTCCTAAATAGTTTTCATGTTTTCCTATCTTCTCAAATGCTAATGAATCACATTTTGAAGTATATGACTCTTCATGAATAACTATTTCAATACCAGCTAATTCACATTTATATTCTAAGTAACTAACCAATCTCGCAAAAGGGATTTGTGTAAACTTTTGATTATTCTTTTTACCTATATTTACATTTTGTTTCCATCCCTTGTTGTAGCCTACAATTAATTTTGTTATCTTGGAATCGATAAGTAAATTAACTATCTTTCTACTGATTTTATGAAAGACATCTTCTATGTACTGTTCTCTATCATAATATAATTTCTTTATTCGTCTTGTTGTTCCTTTTATCTTTTGTAAATCTTTGATACTATTTAATTTAGCTAATGTCTTATTGAATAGCTTATTGTATGATTTAACAAATTTACCACTAAATAGAACAGTAAAATCTTCACTGATAAGAGTTGCAAGATTATCAATCCCTAAATCGATTGAAGCAATCTTCTCTTCCCTACATTTAGATACTCCAGTATCTTTTACCTCATAAATGATTTCTATTTTATATCCACATGCTAATGGTTTTATTCTAATCTGTTTGAAATCTTTTATCAAATCAGAATACTTCTCATATTGAGGAATGGGTATTGAAATATCTTTTGATAGGATTATTTTCCCATCTTTTATTTTGCAACTCTGACTCGTGTAATACAAATTGAACTCATAACCTCTCTTTTTGTAATTTGGAAGACCAGGTTTTTCTTTATACTTAGTTGGATGTTTTTGTAATCTTGGACCGATTTGTAATAACTTTTAATATTTTTATCAAGAATACGAAGAACTTGTTGAGAACATTGCGCCTTTAGTAATCTGTAATTAATGTCTCCATCTAAGTTCTTGGTATTCTTCATGATAGCATCAAGTTCAAAATAGGATAACCACTTATCTTCTTTAGAAAGTGTTTCTCTGAAAATATACAATGCTTGGTTGTACAAGTTGTTGCTAATCTTGCACAAAGATGATATATTTTCATTTTGTCCTATGTTAAACTTATATACTAATCTCATGATTTTTAATACATTAAATGCTATTTACAAACCATGTATCTAAGATACATATTTCATTTGGATTATGAAATAGAATTAATTATTTTTGATATTATTTTGCATCATATATGATCTATCCCCTTTAGATGGTGGATGTATAATGTATTATGCTGAAGACGAAAGAATTTCAATATTTAAACATAATAGAATCATAAAATTCGTTGGATACCAAGGAGAATACAATATCGGAGATTCTATTAAAATCGTAAAAGTAAAATAATATGAAAAATAATTTAAAACTCGTATGTCCAAAATGTGGCACTCCTCACCAGCCTCATTCTCCGCACACGATGGATGCAGATGGATTTGAAAGGTGTGAGATAAGAACTGTCATGGAAGACAGGGGGTGGTGCTACGAATGCTCTTTTTGGCAAAATATGTACGACAAGCACAAAGACGATCCAGGATGGGTTAGGATAGACGGTGAAAGCTGGGTGCTTAAGCCTATGGTGGAAAACGTACCGAGCGGATGGAACAGCCTTGGATGCGGTGGAAGAAAAATGTATATCAATATCGAAGGGAAAGGCATTGTTGTATCAAATAACTGCTGGTGCCAAGGTGATGTTTCGGATGCATTTAAGGATCTGATGCCTGATAATGCCACTTGGGCTACGAAGGAGGAATTTGACAAAGCTCCTGTAGTAGGATATATTATAGAAGGTATTGGTTTAGTTTTCACAGATAGGGAAGGTCATAAAGCTAATGCTTAGGAATCTATTTCATGTTCCTATTAGAATATTTGAAAGGAAATTAACTAATGGGGAAATAGAATATTGGTGCCAATATCAAAACATTTTTGGGAAATGGAAAAACAGAATAAAATATAATATGTTTGGCGTGTCGTATTATGCTGTTTTTTATTCATTCGAAGATGCGTATGAATTTAATTATGGTGAGAAAGAAGAAGGAAAGGTAAAGGTAGTGGACTCTTGTTACAAGAGAAGATGGTAACTACAATAATCCCCGGCCATACAATAGGTGTACGGTTGGGGATTATTGTAATATATGATTAATAACCGTCTTATCTTATACTAATACATTTTAGTACTATTTTTATATCTTTTATTATAATTCCACATAGGTATCAATAGGGACAAAGCTGCCAATTGTACTTATCTTATATATTGAATGAATAAGGTGAGTACTTGGACTTAATTTCAGTTGAGGTACTTGATTGGATCCTTCTGTAATAAAGAAATAATAAAAAACGTCTCCAATCGTAAACTGTAATATAATATCACCTGTTACCTGTCCTTCATTAAAGTAAGCCTGGATATATTGTCCAGAATTTGATATCGTACAACTTATAGGATTACCGCCCATCGTACATACCTTGCTATTATTAATTTCATCTAAAACATAGGAAGCCGCCATAGTTGCTCCATTAGATCGGTATCTACAACCAAGAATAGGTACAGGATTTCGCCATGTGGTTGTAGGGGCCGAAATCGAACAAGCAAAAACAGGGATCTTGACGCCGGCAACTGTCTTAATATTTTCAAATCTTCTTCTCATAATTTCATAAAATTAATTCAGTAAAAGGGCGGACATAATGTGAACTACCCCTTGAACCTGTATCCAAATGATCTCCTTGGATGTTTATATCATAATACCACGAATAGGTAAATTTTGTATTTCGAGTGGATGTCCACATTCTATTACTCATTATCGTACCTCCTACCATTAAAAGGCATTCGTTTATTTCATTAGCATACAATGATATCAAAAAAAACTCTCCGGCGCCACCTACATATCCATTTTGACCATTTTTAAATAAATAGCTATTAGCTTTATTAAAAGCGTAATCTGTATTACTGGTATCATATTCAAGATACGCATTCTGATTTTCACGCCCCCAATAATCCTTTTTAATAGTTCCAATATGAGAACTATCTTGTGCAAATATATTGTCTATTTCTCCATCCTTACCCCAACGAAATGTGCCAATATATTCGGTGGCTATAACAAAACACACTTTATCTACAAGAGCTATTCCATTGCATAGATCATTGGAATATCCTTTATTAGACCAATTTTCTTTTGTATATAATCCTCCATCTACATATTGGATGTATATGCCTTTATTGATTATAAGCGAGGGATTTACTCCCATCCCTATTTGAAATCTTCGTCTCATGATTTTTGTTTGCAAGATAGCAATAATTGACAACATAAAAGAAACCGGTTCTCTATCATCTCTGACTGAGAACCGGTAAGAAAACAATTTCAGAAAAAATTAAACCTACATAATCTTTCAAGTAAGAACAAAAAAACGTACAATCTACTCTTTGACGATGCTAATATAACATATTGGAATCATACAAAAACAATGCAAGTCCGATATTCTTCGTCTATTTGTAACTAACGTCATCGTCTCCTTCCGAATCAGGAGTAGCGCCGATGAAGAACATCATTGACTTGTTGTTTGTCTGCTGCCACCAATTATAGGCGCGCGCTACGTCTTCCGGCGTCTTGATATTATACCATTGTTTGATAAACGTCTGTTTGGCGAGTTGCCTAAATAACTTAAACTCTCCTTTGTATGTGCCGGATGTTACTTTATCAAGTGAATAATTCCTAAGATCAGTAAGATCCTTAAGTTTCCGTCCCATAACAAACGGGTCGTTAATGATATCTACCACGTTAAGCTCCATAATAAACGGCATCTGTGAAGCTATTTCGTTTATGGTTCTGAATCCAACGTAAGATCCGAATTGAGTAAGCCAACTTTCTTCGTTTTCATCATCATCACGCCATCCGGCAAGAAGCATAGATACGGCCTGCATGATAAGGAACGTGCCGGCATAGACACTGAGACGTTTGAGATTGGTTTTTTCTACCTCATTCATATTGTCTTTATTTTCATTCCAGGCATCTATGATGTTTTTCATACCAGACTCGGAAGCCAGGCTAAATGTTTTGGCTATCATATTCTTTAACGTAATTGACAACCCTTCCTCTTCTTGCATTGTTTGGAAATTGAAGCCACGTCTTTTCCACAGGCGTTGAGCCGCCAGCACCAACCATCCTCGGTGGGCGGTCATGAACCTGGCTATCCAGTTGCGCGATGCGGCAGTTCGGTTTTCTTCATTCAAAGATCCGTTACATATCTGCGACAAGCTACGAACTTGATTTCTGGTTATAGCCATCTGGGTTTCAACTTCCTCAACAGTAACACCCGATCCTGGCTTTACAACCACCTTCCCATCCACGACGTCTACCATACTCCATAAAGTACGATCTTTTAATGCATTCCATTCTCTTTTTATGGTACTCTGTTCTTTATTACGTTCTTTTTCCATCTTGAAATCTTGGAACGTGTAGAACCGGCCTTTGTAATAACGAACATTGTCCATAGTAGCAATCATAACCTGCGGATCAAGAGGGTAGTTCAGGATTTCCATAAAAGCATACATAGGCGAACGCATTAAGGTCCTGGCCGCTCTATTGTATCCGGCACCATACATACGATTTCGGATATTGAATATCCCCATTCTCTCACCTATGACATATAATTTGCTTTTCCTATCTATGTCTCCGGTTTCTGCTATACAAGATGGCGCAAGACGTGAAAACTCAGCCGATGCGTATTTAAGGGAGTCTTTGCTTATATACTGTCCTACGGCAGATTCCATGATGAGGTTGATATGACCTGTCAGGGCGCCGGTAGCTGCCACAAACGGAGACAGTGCCAAGTTCATAACCGACATAAATCTTTCAACAGCCATCATAATTCTTGTAAGGTCTACCGTATATCCTCCGATGTTCACCGTAAGTTTTTTGGTGTTCATCCTAATGCCATAATAATGATCGTTGAAGAAGTCCCTGAACATCTGATATGCTTGGGTTGCTTCAGCCTTCTTACCGCCCTCAAATTGTTTATTCAGTAACATCTGCTCCAGTCCTTGAGCGAGCTCTATAGACTTCTGCTTTTCGTTGTATAATGATGATTGCATCATAAGCATCGAATAAGAGTAACCAAAATCATGAGATACGTCATCTTGGTTCTCTAATTCATATATGTAGTATTTAGGTATGGACCGAACCCTATCTTCCGGATCATATACCTCACCCTGGCGTGTTTTACCATACAGGGAGTCATCTACGCGGTCAAGACATAAGTCGGATACGAAGTTCCTGACCGTACTTTTAAGGCTGATACCTAACCCTTCTATACGTTCTATATCTTGTTTGGATATCTGTGGAATAGCATACAGGTTCGGGCTCTGCTCTTTGTATAGATCAAGGGATTGTCTTTTTATTTCCTTGAGTTTTTGAATCATATTCCACTGCTCTACGTTTTTAGTAGCGACCTCATTACCATCAGCATCATATTTGATACCAAAGTCATTGAGATACGATTCATCACGATACAGGCTTTTCTTAGGCATGCGATGACCATACCCATGATCTTTTACATAATCAGGATTACGACCGCTATTTTCGGCTTCAGATTCAGCCACCCATGCCCTTGCAGGGTCGAAAGACAGGTACGATATGTCCATGCCATAATCTTGGGTGGATGTACCGTTTTGTACGTCCTTAACCATCTGCGCCACATCTATCTCACCTCGACCAATTTTGTCGATCATAGCCGCATATCCGGTAGGCGCCATGCGTTTATAGTATGAAAAGACCTGGCTCCTGGCAAATTCATTAACAATAGCATTAGCCTCTTCTATACCTGATTCTCTTGTGTTATTTAAAAACAAGCTGGCCATTTTAGCATTGACGGCATTCCTAAAATCTCTACCGTCTAATTCTTTGCTTATTCCAAGCTTTTCTGACAAGTAGTTGGTTTCAGATACGGTAAACAGATACCGGTTATCAGCAGCTTTGAATAACTTATCCCTTAAGGCTTGAATCCTTTTTGCTTTCTTCGCCGTAGTATGACGTTGTACGAACTTCCATTCCACTTCCTTGGAGTCAGCAAGAGCATTTAAATAAGACTGATTTACTTCGTTTTCAGCCTTACTGCTTTTAGTAAGGTACTTATCAATATCTTCAAGACCCACCATCTTAGCATAATCTATTAAGATAGCGTAATCGGCTTCAATAGCTTCAGATGCGGCCCTAAAAGCATCTCTTTCAGATGAGGTAAATGTCGCTTCATTAATTTCTCCGATATCAGCCACATCGCGATTGTTTCCGATTATTTCCTTTATAATAGCCTTATTTTTTTCTATATCTTTTACAATCGAATCCACGTCAGTTGCATCTCTATCACTTGTCGTAGAACTAATGATGTCTTGTGCCATTTTAAGATACGAAGCCTTGTTATTTGATTCGGTACGCGCCGATTGTTCTGATTCTACGTCATTCCAAAACCGATCGTTGAATGACAGGTGCCCCCCCAACATAAGTGTCTTCAGCGCAGCTTCTCCTCCTGACTCGTTCTGAATCGTTCTCAATTTTTGCAAAAACGATTCTGATACGACATTAGTGACATTATTTGATTCCTTTCTCCAAACTTCATTTATAGCTTGTATTTCTTTGGCCATCTTAAGTTGGTCGCCGGTTTTTTCCACTCTCCTGGTTCCTACATATATGTATTCTGAAGCTGCTTCCTTACGTTGTTTACGAAGCAGTCCTTCTTCTTCGTAGTTACTACTCTTATAGTAAGCAACCTCATCAAAATTACCATTGCTATCAATAAAAGGCTGCCTCAATATCCGCTTCTGCCGAGAAAGAGCATTAAGGTATTCTTTGGTTGTTTGAGAAACCGGATGCCCTAATTCTTCTTCGGCCTTTTTGTATATGGATTCCATTCTTGTGGCATAACTTTCACTAAATTCCAGTTCTGAATTTTCAGCATCCCACTTCTCCATCTGTTCTGTATAAATCTTTTCCTGCTCGATGGTAAAAATATCGGTATTAACCCTATCGGACGACGGTTTAAATTTAGCGTTCTCAGTAACCGTATTTCCGTCCTTGTCAACTACTTCTCTTTTAAATACGTAATTACGGTTATTGTCAACCACATCATTGATTTCTTCTTCTGATATCTCTATGTTCATGGCGGTCGCAAACGCTCGCATCTGCGCCAGCTTCTTATTACGATCGTATTTAGCCATATCAAGGACACTACGAAGGTAATTAGAAGTTTTGCCGTCTACTTTCTGAAGCAGTTTTTCAAATTCAGATTTGTTAAAACCATGCTTTTTCACATATGCCAGAAAATCGGATATAGCGGGCTGGGCATTCACCATCGCATTGTAATTGTCTTTGGCAATCATAGCTCCAAGGGCGTTGTTGAACGGGCTGGAAGAATGCTCTAATATACCGAACCACCTACTTATCCAAGAAACATCGTGTTGAACCTTATCAAAGAACTCTTTTACTCTCTTTACCTTATCTGCCGGCACATGAAGTTCGTTCATTAACTTGTCAAGCAACGTACTTTCATCAAGATCTTGTACTGATTTAATATCAGACTGAATACCGTTGATGTCGGCAATGACGGTATTGATCCTATTTGTATAATCCTGCTTTTCACGCTCATCAAATTCGGTACTTCTGTTACGGATATATCCTCGAAGATCGTTCATGATCGGAAGAACCTGGTTGTTGATAATATCTACGTTCTTTCGATCATTGGTATTGAAATGAAGCTTACCGTCTTTGGTATCACCATGAAGGATAGTATTTACTACGTTGCTTAAGTATCTAACCTGAGCTTCGGCTGTGGAGATCATGCTGTTCATGGCGGCCGCCATCTCATTCTTGTCTATTTCGGTCTCTACCTTATTTATCTTATCTTCTATGGTCTTAAGCTGGGCAAGGGTCATAGACGTAGTTACAGCCCTATCAGAGCTTATCTGACGTAAGTCTCTTAACGTTTTTCTCAATGCCCGGATCTTAGACTCAAGAAACTTGTTCTTCTTCATAGAAGAAAGGGAATATAATGTAAAATCATTATCCTTCAAAAGAGAAGTATCAAATCCTTTATCTATGTCGGTAATAGCAAGATCACGAATATTTTTAATAACGTTATTCAAATCCTGTCTTTGGGTTGATAAAGCTGATTTAAGCCAGTTTACAATTCCAGAGAGAAGCTGCCGGACGCGCCCCAGGAAGGAGGTGGGCTCTACCGGCGCCTGTGCTGTGCCGGTCTGCATCTCCCTTGCGAGGATCTTTCCAAGAATTTCTCTCCTAACAGCATTATCAAGCTCAGCTCCTTCATATACCTTACCGTATGTATTATAATACTGACCTGCATACTGATTCCATTCTTCAGTGCCTTCTACATCTTGCAAAACAGATTCAACAGCATTCTGATCTCTGTACGCCTCTACGAGAAAGTGTGCTGTTTCTTCTACTAAGTCAGACAAAGTAGCATCTTCACCGACTGCTATTACGTTATTGGCAATATCCGCCAATGCCTTAGCAGAAGGTTCGTGTCCGTATTTAGTTTGGTACTTCTCTATATAATCGGTCATGCCAACGACACTAACGCCCAGCGTTTTCAGTATCTCAACAATAGAATTTCGTTGATTACGTTCCTCTTGGCTATAATCCGATACTATCTTAGCTTTAGTATCAGCATAAAGATCATTGTCTTCTAATATAAATGAAACTACAAGCGCATCAAAGTGATCGTATTTAGCATCCAATTCATTGTATCTTCCAGACTTAAGATCGCTCTTTATCTGCTCCTTGCTAACTCTTTCTGTTCCTCCGGTGGCGAGTCTCATAGTTACCTTACTATTATCCAATGAATTTATGGTTATCATACCCTGGTCGTTCATGGAAACATCGGAACCAAAATGATTACGGAGCTCAGTGTAGGATAAGGCTGAATTGAAAAGTCTAATTTGTCCTGTATGTCCTTCTCCTGTAATATAATAGCTTCTTGTTTCCGGATCGAATATCTTGGATCCGGACAAAAGACCTTTCTTTATAAGGTAGTTAATTATACCGCCTTTTGTTGATAAAGAAGTAGAAGCAGAAGCGGTCATGACCGGTATAAAAGACTTGGGATTATTAAGAACATACTTTCCAGCCTTGTAAGTAATGTCTGCCACTCCATCCACGGTAGATTCTTGAACGATGCCTGATAAGAATCCTATTCTGATATCATTCCCGCCAGAGCGAAGAGCTTCTCCGTAATCTTCAAATAATTGATTACGATCATTCATAAAAAACAAACGAGGTTCTCCAGTCTGATACGTTACACCCACAGGATTAGAATCTGTTTCTGGTAGCTCTTCTGGACTAAATATCTTAAGACCGTCTTTTATAACCATATAATTAACATCATTATCCTGTACCATAGATACGGGAGTGAAGTCCGAAGATATAGCATCTTGTAGATACTGCCCTGAGTCTATTCCTGGTTCTTCCGGCACGGAGATACTTGACGGAACCATAGCATCCACCAACATAATATTATCACCCAGATCTTGGCTATAAAATCCAAAGCCTGATTCTTGAATCCCATAAGGTGCATCTGATTTCGACACAAGAATAGGGTTGCTCATCTTAGAAGCCTTATCCAGCACCCTTTCTCTATAGGTCTCTGGAATAAGGCCGATGTTAGATTTTACCTTATTGTAAGCCTGTTTGTTGATAGGCACATTCCTTCTCCAGTCACCAAAAGCCTTTAAGAACTTATTAGAAAATACGGTTTTAAAAACAGTAGTAGCCCGTTCCCTATTCTCCATAAGAGGAATAGATGCTATTTTATCAAACAACATAGACCTGTCCCCTGATCTGGTAGAGACAGAAACAACTTTATTTTTATTATCTCTTTTAATAATACACGTTGATGTCATAGTAAAACATTTTTGTTATGAGACAAAGGTAGTTAAAAATCAAGCATATCATAAAAAATAAAGCCACCTAACTTCTCAGTCTGATGGCTTAAAAATAATATGAAAAAAAATTATAATCTGACGAAAAATCGTCAAGTTCAGCTTATATGTAATGCATGTACCCATCTCGGTGTATAAACCTTCCCGATTCAAAGCGCTCAATATCTTCAGGGCAAATAGAGCCTGAATCTTCTCTCCTGGCTTCAAACCAAAGCCCCGGCTTACGAAGTCGGCAAGTTATGATATAGTTGAAGCAATTGTGCGTAAAATGGAAAACAGATCCTACAGGGAAATACCTATCAGCTTGAAATACGATTCTTTTTCGTTTAGTATCAAACGTGATATCTCCTACTATCTTAGCCACGTAATAGCTTCTGCCATTTAACGTTTCATCTGTTTGTGGTATCCAATAATAACCTCTTGCCATGCCACAAATATATAAAAAAAATCGGACAAGATACATGTCCTACTTTATATTACTTTGATTCGTTTTCAAACCGCTTTATAAGAGAAGCAATATCATCACCACAAATAAACATCATTCGACGTTCTTCTTTTGGTTTATGAGACACTGGGATGGTTTTGTTTATCTTAATCTGATTCGCCAGACCTCTGCCTAAACGAATATCAACTTTTTTACCTTTCATGAATTATTTGTTTAAACAGACCAATTCCATCTGTTATAATATGACCGCTTTGCATACGACCATTATTAGGATTATGTAGAAAATTGAAACCACTTTCTTTTTCCTGTCTTTCAAAAGAACTGATATCCTTTCCTCTACGGGCTCTTTCAAAAGCTTTCTTGAACAACTTGCCTCTAAAGGTCTTGACGAGGATCTTGGTGGCGTTATTGCCGGCTTTTACCATTGCTTTCCTTGCCTGGTCCTCCGAGACAAAACTGCTTCGGAAAATATACGATGCTGCTGCTTGTATGTCTTGTTTAGTAATCATATGATAAACATTTCTTTCAGAATACTGATCTTTATTCCGTATATCAATTTCATCTCATCTCTATCATATACGTCAAAAAAGGATTCACTGGGGTCCTTTGGATTTACGTTCAATTGAATTATGCAATTACCAGTATAAACCTTAAGCCTATAATTATCGGAGTATATATTCTGCATGATTTCAAATGTCTCAATTAAATTTTCAACAAGTGCTCTGTTAAATGAAAAAGATTCTTTACCATCACCTTTAAATGTGATATGATCTAAATCCCTGTTGTCAAATTCATACTCTAATTGATTGCCGTCCATCATATCATAAAATATTGACTTTCTGATTATAAATCCCATATTGTTTTATTTTTTAGTTAATACAAATCTTCTGAATACAACTGTTCTCTAATGGCATTCCTATCTACCACCATCTCCTGATTATTGTTTCTAACAAGTTCAGACGCTTCCTCTCTTGTTAAAAACCGATTCTTGCTTGTCAAAAATCCTTGAACACTGCGTTTTTTATGGGCTATACCGTATGCCGCAAGTTGCGATATTATAGAACAGTGTCTCAATCCACAAAATACGGTTCCAGATGGTATATTTACTGGACCGTGAGGCTTGTTCTTGTGATCTTGAACCCATATAGCTGCGCATACAACAATTTCCTTATCACACATAATTTACATATTTAAAATACCGTTTTTACCAATATGCTTCTTTTCTTCTTCAGTAGGCCATTCCTTCTTGAAATTACCATGCCACGTTCCAGGAACTACCACCAATTCGTCCCCCTTACTATATTCAATAGCGGCACATTCAGAACAAAGAGGCTTGCCTTCATATCCCTTTAGCGACTCATCATAGACACGATTCTTACAAGGTCTCACAAGAGCCCAGTAACAGGACGTGGCTGTATTATCTATACAGCCACATTTTGAACATACAAACAAACTCATCCCGCAATCTCCCAGTCATTAGACATAATATCATGTTCGGTTGGATTCCAATTTGATGCTACTTTTTGACCTGTATCTACCATCAATATATTTACGTCAAACATACAGATATACTTTTTACCCCAATCGATTCTTTTTATCTTACGACCTAATTTAAGCCGTTCTAAAGCCTGTTCGAATGTCATGCCACGACGAGGCAATTTGAGATACTTTTTAAGTCTGTCGGCAGCTTCATTTGGTGTATGGCCATCGTATTCGAAAGCAGTTTCTCTTTCAGGAACATCAAACAAATCCCAGTATTTGCTTTCATAGTGATTAGATACCTGACCGGTAGGTAGGATCGCCATCACAATAAACCAATCATCAGAACCGAAGCATTTTTCTCCGTCGCTGTGTCTCCTTGATTTGCAAACTTCAACCTGTCCGTTTCTGGCTAATAGATTAAAGAAGGCAGCGTTATACAACATGCGATACCGATACAATTCATTGAAAGTGTGGTATCCGTCAGAGACTTCTCCCACGTCTACAGGCTTCTTGTTTTGAATACTACCCAAAATATTCTCTATATAGAGCTGTATTTTATACATACCCATTTCGGTGTGGCCGTATTTGTTCAAGATATTATTGACATCGTATTGTATATTAAAATCTTTTTCAAATTCTACTTCAGGATGATTAGGATAGTAATAATCTACTGATGCTTCTAACACAGACTTGATATGCTCTACTATCCTCGTGGCATCATCATGTTTTAAGAAATTCTTGAATCCCTCAACGAATTTAATATCTTCTTCGATTGTTGATTCGAACTCTTCTTTTGTCATTACTCTAACCACATCTTTAAAATCTTTTAATTCCATGATTTGTTTTAAATTAATTGTTACTATACTTTCTTTATCCTACAATACAAACCCCACAAAAACTCAGCGGAGAAACTATCCCATACATTATTCTTCTGCCAAAGTTCTACTTTGTTAACAAACCAAGACCATGTGGGACCCTCATATGAAGAATCAGATGATGATCCCAATCCGATTTTCTCCATTTCATTCGCCACATCAGAATAAGGATCTAAATCGACTCCCCTAATCAGGTTAATAATATCATCCTTGTCTAACGTAAATTGAAACCGCTCCTCGTTAGTAGGCGGATCTTGATTCAATTTACCAGTCGCAAGCCATTCTCCATCATGATACAATTCGGCAAGTTTCTTTACCTTATTTTTAAGAAAAGAATACTCTTGTATGACTTCCATAAAGTCAGCTTCGTTAGCTTTACCCTCTATGAAGATAACGGTTTTGCTTCCAGGTCTATGATCGTCTAAGCTTGCCGGGATTCCTAATATCGTCCATCCTTTAAACTCAGCTATCTTAAAACGCATGACATCAAACACCTTATAGAAATCATCACAATCTACAGATTCTATTACCTTAATATCCTCTTCTGTGAATTTACCTCGTATTGGAATAACGTGATGACCGGGGCAGCCATCGGTTCCGAAATATGCGATTCTAACCACGATATTTACAATATTTTAATTTATTTTGCTAAAACATTCATATAACATGGCACATCTCTTCTACGAAGTCCCTTATCAAAATAGGAAACCATATAAGTATTTTTACCTTCGTGATCAGGTCTGGGATCAAAACATTCAAAAACGAATCTTGTTATACCTTCCAAATGACCAAGCATGAAAACAAATTCGCCACTGTATCTTTTATTAGCCAATTCTTCTACAGTCATAATCTGTCCCCTCCTAATCCTGAATTGATGCTAACGTACTTAACACGGACATCATTTCCACGTCCAAGCTGACCCCAGCCGGGCGATGGCGTTCCCTTGGCCGGAGCAGGGACAGCCCTAAGCCGAGACCAGTCCTGCTTTTGCCTCATGGCTTCAGCCTCTTTGTAATACCGGTTACACAGTTCTTGATCTTCGTAACCAACGTAATCTTCCTTATTTTCCATAAAAAAAATACTTTTTCAACAAAAGTACGACATTCATGAATTAATTAGATTTAAAATAAAACAATATGAATTAAAATAAAAACCCGATACGTTAAAATCGCATCGGGCCTGGTATTGAAAAAAAATAGGTTCAGATCTTGGGTAAAGATTCGAGCCAATTTTTAACATCTTTATATTTAGGGTCTTTGTCTATTCTATCTTTCAGTTCATGCAATGCTGAGTCCATAACCGTATTCGGTACGCCAATCAACTCTCCTATTAAATACAATGGGGTTTTATTCGATTTAGATTCGTGTGCTATATTCATGTCAAAAAAAAGTTATGTGAAACAAACCGGCCACGGGTATTCTATTGCCCGCCGACCGGTATAACATTTTTATTCTTTTTTTTCCAAACGGGAAAAACGGGAATGCGGGAATCATATTTTTTACTATGGCTCCCGCACCACCGGAAGGACCTGGATCTGGATCTCAGGTCAGATCCTTCCAGTTTATTTTTTCGCCGAGGTAATCTTGCACGGCAAGCCATCTTATAAAGGCTACTCCTTCGGGAGCATCCGGATCATCCAAATACATTAACGTAGCTTTCACCAACTCGTTCTCACATTTGAAGACCTTCGGAAAACCATCCGAATAGTACATTGCAAAGACATATTGGACATCGCCCCATGTCGCTTTATCCGGCTTCTTCGCTCCGCACTTTTCAAAAATATCTTTTATTTCCGGCTGCTTCCAGATCCTCTTGGATCCATCGACGTTGACCATCTTCTTTACCGCCTCATCAGCAAGAGCATTAGAAAAATGGTAGCCGTAAGTATCTACATATTTCTGATAAGCTGGATCCTCTGCGTCTGCTCCTCAATAAGAACGACCTCTTCCACGTCCGCGACCTCTACGCATCTGAGGTCCGTCACCGTAGTATCTGTCGTCTCCATAGTAATCGGTCGGGTAGGATTCGTAACCCATCCTCCGGTATTCCCGGTCCTCCATTTCATGACGACGTTCGCGCTCTTCAAGCCTTCTTTCCCTTTCTTCCAGCTCGTTTTCGCGTTCTTCCATTTCCTTCATCTTCTCATGCATACCGTAATGGTCGTAAATACCACCACCATACCCCATGTACGTCCCATCAGAACGCCGGCTTCTGCCTCTGCCTCCACCTCGTCTGTCTTCTATCTCGTCATATCCAGGATATTCTCTGTGTCCTGAATTTAAATCATATACTATCATATTATACTTATTTCAAACGTTCTACAATTAACTTCTTTAAATCTTCGAATGAATCAGTAAGATCATTCACCTTATTTTCTATACCAGCTATTTTACGATCCTGCTCTCTCGTTTGTTTGAATGCTGGATTGATGTCTTCTAATATAGATTCACAAGCCTCTATCTTGGCACGATGGGCATCTACGCTGTTTATTATGTCTTGACTGGTGTTTTTTATAGCATTCAGTTCGTTCATAATCGGATCTATGCTGGTAGATAATGTTATGCCCATAGCCTTAGCCACATTCTGGGATTCCGGGACCGTATAGGTCTTGGTTTCGCCAGTGAGCTCTACCGTCAGATCCACCACGCGGGTCTGCATCGCCTGATACTGACCCGGCTGAGGAGGAAGATACCTGGGTTCGGATACGGCTACTACCTTTCCCAATTCGTATTTAGGTACTGTATTAGTATCAAGGGTATGTACCTGAAACCCTTTCTTCAAATCTGAAAACATGATCAAAATATTATTTAGGTGAAAATAGGGTGATGATCTCCATCACCCTACTGAAATCATTTACCTGCTTTAACTTCAGACGCCTGGGCTGCCGCTACTGGAACACAGCAATCCATTAATCTTAACACGCCACGAACTTTATTGAAGTACAGAAGGCGTTCTGTGCCATTTACCATAGCAGCACCCGTTACAGCTACGTTAATAGGGTTCACGACATTCACTCCCGTAACCGAGCAACAGGTGTCGGCTCCTACTGTTGAAACTGTGCTGTTTGCCGGGACCGCAATCTGTACCGGTAGAGCACTTCCGGCTGTGGGGACTACTTGCCTTATCTTAAGAAGGATAAGACCCTCACACGGAAGGGCGATCCAAGCCCGTGGGTTAATACCGAAGATTGTATTTGTCGTACTGACAATAACATTCTTCGTAACCACCTCATACAACGATCCTATTTTAGAAACACAAGCCATATTAGCCTCCTTTCTTAATAAAATCAGACAGCAGCGTTGTTATTGCAACATCCGTTGTTACATCCACATCCGTTATTGTAGCAACCTCCTCCGAATACCTGTCCCCAAGAATAAGCCTGGTAAGGAGAACAAGAGGGGTAGGCTGGGACGGCCGTCGGGCGTAATTGACCAACGATATTCTGGGTTTGTTGCTGAGATAATGCCGAAGCTGTCAAAGCCGCTTTTTCTTCACGAAGTTGAGCAATAGTGTTCTGCATCTCCCTCATTTCCAACTGACAGAATTTGTCGTTGATCATAACGGTTTGAGCATCAAGTTTCGCAGACAAGATATTGAATTGGCTTGTAGCTTGCTCACGATTGTTAGCCAGACCTTGGTTGAGACCGTTCTGCAAGATATTGGTTTGTTCCAACGTGCGAAGCTGGTTGTCAAAACCTTGCTGAGTAATCATTCCCTGAGTCTGGCAAGTGCTTTGATTGATCAACGAACTCAGATTGCAGCAGCAAGAGCTGATTTGATTTCCTATTTCACAACCTTGTTGTTGAACTGCGTTGATAACAGCCTGAGAAGTCATACCTACCTGACCAGCTACTTTATCAATAGCACCCTGTACGTTGCAGATAGCGTTCTGAAGTTGAGTAGTAGAACAGTTCAAAGCAGAAGCAATCTGATCTATGGCGCTACGATTACCTTGAATTGCCTGCATCAAAAGTTCACGACCGTAATCGTTATTCAACTGAGCCGGCAAACCATTGGCGCAACAATCACCGCCATTTCCAAAACCGTTACCGAAGCCGCGTCCACCCCACAGCCAGAACAAAACAATTATCCAGAGCCACCAACCGTTAGCCCCACCGAAACCGTCCTGGTTGTTACGACCGTTCATCAAAGCCGCCACCAGATTCGGATCCATTTTATTACCACCTATCAAATTAGCAAACATGCCGGGAATCATTGAAAGAAGACCGTTAGTGGCTGCACCACCACCGTTAGCCCCGGCTCCATCTAAAAGGACGATTTTATCACCACCCATAATTTTATAGTATTTAATTGTTAAACATACGTGCATGAAGCACGTAACAAAGATCATGATTGCAGGGTGGAACAAGGCTGAGTTTGTTTCCGATAAAATGGAAGGATTTTCAGTAAAAACGGAAATATAATATACAACGAGTAGTTTTCCCCATTTATGGGGAAAAATTGATAATCAGCAACTTTCGCTTTTCCTTTTTTGGGTAAAGCGCTGTAAATCAAAACAGGATCCGCATCACTGCGAATCCTGCCTCAACTAATCTAAACTAAAATACCATGAAAAACTTTTCCCTACTAAAACTAAAGAACGAACAAATGTATGAAAATACATGCTTTTCACAAAGAATCCGTATCCTGTTCTTTGGTATGGTTAAGTACATGGGATATAGTTCTGATACTTAATCCGGTTTGATTTTGTATCAGATTATAAATATAGGATTTTGAAACTACAGTTCTTAATTAACCTAAATCATTCATAATGTTTTTATACATAAGATGAATGCTGTTGTTACGTTTGATGGTACTGATTCTCATTTCCTACTGTTATTAGTTACGTTCGGTTCTTACTTTTTCCTTATTTCCATAATCCCTTCCTGAAACTAATATTGCAAACTTAACAAAAATAATTCATAAACAATGAAAATCTAACTTTTCTTGTATGTTATTGATATACGTGCATATATAAGAAAAGTGAGACTTTCACAAGCCTCACTTCCCAAATTATAACTATGAAAAAACTATATATATATATACAAAAATTACCTGCATTCCAATTTGTTAAGATCATCCAATTCAGACTTGCTTACGGTCATGTCTTGCGTCAAGCCAGATCTGTTTTGGTATGGAGCGTAATCAGTTTCTACCGTCTTAGCCTTCTGAGTAGAATCGTATTTCACCTCCGATTCGGTTCCTGTCAGATTTTGGTAGATAGAGCCGGAACTACTCTCGCTTACTTTAGACCATATCTTATTACCTACTCTTATAAAATTATCATAAATACCTTCTGCTGTTATAACACCATCTTGCTCTACGATATTAGAACCCGATTTTTCTTTTAACAAATACGGGTGCCTGGTGTAAAAATAGTGTTCAAAATCATTCCCAGCATACGAAGGGTCATACCTCTCCAAATAAAACAATTCTGATAAAGAAGGGTCGGTACTGGTCATGCTATAATCAAACAACATCAACCTGTCTTTTCCAGATAAAGATAATTCTATTGATTTCAAAATATCAGGATCATCAGAAATAAGACCCAAAGATGGACCAGGTTTGAAGTCAAGATACTTATAGGCATTATCATATAATTTTGTTTTATGGAGTTTGTTGTCAAGGTAAGATTGGTATAAATCGAATAAGGATAATGGGTTTTCGCTATCTTGTTTTTTGTTCATGTATCGACTATACTCCCGATCCACATCCACGTAAGGAACGTCAAGTACCGCCGGGTGTCCAAACGCCATCCTGGTCATTATCATGTCCTCTGTGTTCTGAGAATCCATGAACGATCTGACGTATTTTTTAATGGAATCCATGAGCGTATTATTATCTACGTTCCGTACTTTCTCTTTATCCAAAACGCCGTTCTTAAAACAAGATTCAGGATATATTTTAGTAGAAAAATGAGTTAGGTTGTGCTTGGCTAACACTGTTGATATTTGATACATCTCGTTAATATCATCTTTGCTGATCCTTTGATATAGATTATCTCCTACCTTAAGCAATGAATGTTTCTCAAACGCTTCTACTGGGTCTATATTGGATTCAGAATAAACGATATTCAAATTATCCATATACTCCGGCAATAATTCAGAATAATAATCTGTGCTATCACCAAGAACATCATCTATAGAAGATGCCAGCGTTGGAGCATAATTTACATCATTATGCCTGGCCACATAAATATCAAGATCCAGCATCAAATTATCTATCTTATTCAAAGATTCTTCTGTGCCATCATAAGTTTCCGATGTCCCTATTATATCTATGCCAAACCACGTACAAGCCTCTTCTATATCCCATATCATGCTTCTTAAATCGGATTCGGTGTCGGCATTAGCCCTATGTAAATAAGCTGATATACGAGCTCTTAGGAACTCTATTTTGCCAGGATTGTAATAAGACAGATCTTGTAACTTAGACAAGGATCTTCTCTTGCCTTCTACCACATCATCCCCTTCTATGTTTATTACCGGAATCTTATTCGTAGATGAGAACTCATCAAACATAGATTCGGCAAATTCTTTATCAGAAACGAATTTCTCAACCAGTTCAGGATAGGAATTTCTCAACGATTCAAAAGCAGATGAAAATTCAGAAAAGTTTTTTATGCCGGCTACTGTTTTACGCATAGCATAATAAAGCTCAGAAGGATTATATGGTACCTTTTTACCAAATTGGTTAAACACTCCCTCCTTGTAAACAATAGGACCATACTGATAGTCAATAGACATAAAATAATTATCTTTTTCCCTATCATGTTCGTTAATAGAAGAATCTATTAACTTTCTCATGGAAGTCAAAACCTCGTTTAAAACAGAAGGATCGGATAAAATACGACTTATCTCTGTTTCATCATACAAACCGGATCTCCTTAATTTCTGCTCATTCAGTATCAAACTGCCATCTACATAAAAATCGAAGAGAATAGCATTAGACAATGAAGACGCATTGAAAAAATAATGAGTAGACAAAAGGAAATCCCTTACATCCTTAATGTCCTGAGCCGTTAAAGGATCAGCAAAATAAGTCTGACGCTTCATATACGACAGCACGTCTTCTAAAAGAGGTTCGCCATTGGGATCGGTATTAAATATCTCCCCTGGAGCCGGATTATTCCAATGACCGTAATACGACAAAAAACCAGGAGTGTAAGCCTTAGCCCATACCTGAAGAGCCCGCTCGCTGTTTCCTAATACTTTTAAAGCACTTTCGTAAAGGACGGAAGGCTCCCCGTTAGGAGCCTTAACCCGTTTTATTTCATTTTCCTTTTTTTCTATCTGACATTTGACACCCATAGTGATAAATATTTTAGACAAAGATAGTATAAAATAGAAATTATGAAACTTCTATTTCATAATGCGAAGCCTCTGTCTCAACTATCAATCTTCCCTCTCCTTCGAACTCAACGCTATCATTTCCTGGACCAGTAACAAAAGGGAAATCAGATACGGATGTTACATAATCTCCAGAACCACCGGAGAAAGACTGACTTTTACTTTGTTTGTAATTGATAGTCAATTGTGTTTTACCTATCTGAAGAGTTCCAGATAAATTTTTAGTATAAGTAGTGGTAGTTGTAATATCCCCATTTTTATAACAATACATTATAAAGGTGGTAACCGGACTCTTTTTTATATTACTATCCGGACCTGCATGATAAGATTCATTTCCTCCAAATATGCTATAAATGTGACAATAAGGACCGACTCTTTTACTTGAGGTTTTAGCCTTATCCTCGACTCCTTTCAAAGATATAGTAACCTTACTCTTGTATTCAATATCCTTCCAATTACAGACTCCTTCACTTACGTTTCCAACAAACCTGTCATCAACATAAACCTCTATATTCCCCTGCTGATTGGTCTTCAACTGATACTGAACAAGATTTGAAACATCTTCGTATCTCCTTCTCATACTCAACACTCCTTATTTAACTCATTTATCGAATCCGAATTATCAGAACCTTCTACGAGATTCTTATTCCTATCTATCTCTTCCTGGCTCATATTACTCATCATATTTTGTATTTTTCTACCAGATTGAGATAAAGAGCGGATGAATGCACTGGAACTTATCTTAACTCCAAGATCCGGTTTTGCCCTAAACGCTTCACCGGTACTGATATTATACAAATCATACACACCTGAGTTCATATAGAATTTATATATCCAGTTTCCACCAGCTTTTTTGTACCCTAATTTGGTTAACTCGACTACACTCATACCAAATTTAATGCCATTACGACCCATTATCTTCTCTGGTATAGGTTCTACCTTAGCCGGAACAGATGTATATGCTTCATCACCGCCGTACAGGAAATAAGGAGATGTTACCCTTGATATGTGAGTAAGCGGTTCTTCGGATATACGAGGTTCGTCTTTTTCTATTTCTCCTTTTGTAGATCCAGGTAATTCGACATTTCCTTCAACTTCGACATTTGTTCTGGATTGTCCTTTGCCTTCTCCATCTCCCTTTTTATCGCCATCTTCCTCAGTGCGTACTGCACCGCCTTCTGCACTTCCTTCTTTTCCATCATTTAAAATATTATCTGATTCTGACTCTATAGACTCCACGACAGCATCATACTCTGGTATGCCGCTAAGGAAATCTGCTACGTTATTCAAAAACTCTATTTTTTCCTCGTTTGTCATATCAAAGCTTTCCACGGGCTCCCATATGGCAGGCAAGTTGTTTGATTTTATTGCAGTAGAAACATCTTCTACAGTTTTATTATCCACCGTAGGCAAAACTTTAGAAACCAAACTATTGATATCAGATTCCATTTTTTCTACTTCCTCTTTTGTGCCATATTCTTTTAGGGTATCCATGCCATTGACTCTAAGAGAATAATTCAAAGCCTTGCTCGGAACAAAATTAATATATTTCAAAAAGTTTTTCAACTCTGATATAATTTGTTCGTCAGATCTTGGCCCAACATAATCAACCACCACCTGATCTGTTTGAGAACGAAGCCAAGAAACATATTCTTCTAAAGTCTTACCACCTTTACTGGAAGGAGTGGATATTTTATCACCTACTGTTCCTTTAGGTTCTAATCCCATTTCTTCCTTAAGGCTTTTAGGATTACCTCTCTCACGAAGAAACCTCAAATCACCTCCTACAATCTTCCTTGCTATAAAATCAAAAATATTAGCATAAGGCGGCAATCCTTCTTTTTCTATATGAGATTCTATTTCGTTTAACATAAGAGAGAAGTTTTTCCTGGAGGTACGCTTCTTGCCAGGTAAAGACCGCGCAGCTTGTGCCGCAGGAGTCGGCTGAGCTAATGGCGCCGGCTGAGTCTCCCGGACAGCCCCTTCCTCTGGCATTTCATCTTCGTAAATATCCACATCTTCCTTGGAAGTAACGGTCTTACCCTCATCGGAGAAAGGGAGATCATCTTCTATAAGTGATTTAGGTCTGGAAGATGATTTACCAAACTGAATCCTGATCTTAGGAGCGACAAACATCTCACCTTCGAAATCTATTCCAGATTCTACTTCAGACATCACAATGTCTTTCACATTCCTGCTTTCATCTTCTACCCATTTAACAACATCAGGAACCGTAGATAATTTTTCTATAGCCTCACGAGCTTTTCTAAGCCCTGAAATAGGATTCAAATACGATACTTGATACGAAGCCGGATCAAGGCCTAACTTGGTTAGATACGCATTAAGATCTTGTATATCATCTTGACCCATCTGTAGCAATTCAGAATCACCAGATTCAAGCAGCATATCTATAAAAGACATCCATTTCTGCCCTTCCTCTGATTCTACAGAACGTAGGCTAACTGGGAAAAGATAATTAAGACCGTTTTTACCTTTGATGACAACTACCGGAACTCTTACATTTTTGTAATTATTCCCCTTGTCATTTAATATAGAATAAGCAAATGGGAAGCCTGTGTATTTAGATCCGTTCTTAAGCACGACTTTGCCATTTAATACATATCCGACATCAGATACTTTTTCAGCACCTTTTTCGGTAATGGGGAGATTTTCTACCTGGCCATATCCTTGACCGTTTACTCTCATGTTAAACACCGGTCTTCCGGGAAGGGTCTGGGCAACAACATGCGTGCCGACGCCGATGGTAGCCGACCGGCCGGCGTCCTTCTTCCACTTGTTAAAAGCCGTTCTTCTTATCTTACTTATACCATCTATGCCTCCTGTGTCAGCTTTTACAACAGAAACGAATCTGTTTCCACTCATGACCTTGATAACCATATTGGATACCAGCTTATTTTCAGCAGATTCTATTCTTTTTTTATCACCGGACTGAACAGCATCATTGTATTCGGCAAAAAGAGACTGATTATAGGTATCATTTGCATCTATCTCAAGATTAACCTTATCTCCTTTCTTCAAAGAAGATAATGCTTCCTGATCTATTTTATCTACTTCATTCTCTCCGAATCCAACACCTGTTCTGTACGGAACCAATTCGTCTGAATCAAGACGCTTATAAACCAAAGAATAGGAATTACCCACGTCCTGAATAGACACATCTGTGTAGCGATTAAGAACACGAGCCGATTCTTTGTCTATAGACCATCTCGCATGATAAGGCAGTTCAATTATAGTAGCTGTTTCCCCACCTATGTTAAGAGAATACCTTTTAGTACCATTAGCGTTCGTTTCAGAGCTTATTTGAATAGGAACCAATGATTTTATAGAAGATATAAATTTATCGGCTCTAAGACCTGCAATTTCATACCTTTCATTGCCGTCATTGGAGATTCTTCTTACCATCAACGTCTCTGGATTCTGGGCGCTATCTATATTGGCTCCCGGCGTATTATCAGATTCGTCTAATTCATTTACAAGAGAATCTATATTAGCATCATCCTCCCCAAAATTACTTAACGTAGATTCGGAAATACGACCTTTATCAATAATCCTGTTTTGTTCGATATAAGGAAGGAGATCCGTGATGTTTCCAACCTGGCCAAGATCTTCTATGGTAAATACCGAATCGGCAAGCTTATCTTCGTCAACTTTCTCCCCTTTGTCCCGTCTGTTCATTATATCAACATACGAAGAAATAGCATCATCAAGTTCCTTCCTTTGATCTGGTTCCAAATTGGATTTAGCCATATCAATAATAGCTTTATTATCCTCATACACAGATCTCGGACTTGTAAGCCTATCAGCCTTTTCAGATAATGATTTTATGAGATTAACGGGACTGTCACCCAAAGACGATACATAATCATCAAAATCTTGTTTGTATTTATCATACACATCTTTTTCTCTCGCAGTAAGAAGATCGGCATTACCTGTATATAGTTTATCAATTATAGACTGCCTTACGGCCGGAACCATAATAGGATTATCCATAGCAGCCTCATAATCTTCATCCGATACAGACTCCGTAAGCGGTGACTCTTTTATATCATCTTCTGCCTCCTTCATCCTATCTTCCCTTACTCTATCAAGAGCATGCATAAAAGCCTTGATAGTCCAAGCTTCGTCTTCCGAAATCTTACCTTCTGACACAGCTTGATCTACTACCTCATCAGTGTCATATTCACCAACTTTATTAGGCCCTGCAAAATCAGGAACCTTGTCATCCCCCTTATAAGGAGTAGACCATAGAGAAGACAGCGCTTTTGAAAACCCCCTGTTTTCCTCAGCTAAGAATCTTTTATCAAGCATCTTAGATAAGAAGTTATTCATATTCCTATAATCCATCAAACTCCTGCGGTATTCATTTACCAAGGATCTCATGGCTTTGTCTTTGGCTGTAAACTTCTTTTCCTGTCTTGATTTTACATTAAAATAATCATCAAAAGCCACAAGCGTATCATAGGCTTCTATCACATCTTGTGAACTTATGGGAGAAAGAGGAGATGATAAAACAGATTCGGTTTTACTTACCAGCTCTTCTATCGAAAACTCTTTTCCTATTAACGTTGATAACTCAGACAACGAATTATTGTAATTGGTTCTAAGGCTTTCCAATTCTTTGGTTTTTCGTTGTATGGATTCAGCTTGTGGATCTTTCCCTTCTACGTTGCGAGGGCGGGTAGCAAGATCTTCTATTTCGGATTCAAGTTCTTCTATTCTTGACCGTATGCCACGGATAGCCATCGCCCGCTCCCTTGCCCTGTCCGACAGCCGGGAGAACGTACTTAGAGCATCCGCCACGCGAGGCTGCCCCGAAAGCGTTTCTATGACAGAAGCTATGTCTTTCATTCTTGATTCTGATTGAAGACCAAGGAAGGCATTACGAGCCACGTATTTCCTAAACTCAATCTTAGAATCATCACCTATAAGATCTTCGGCAAAACTCTGGGCAGATCTGAAATCCGAAAGACGATTGTTATAATTATCAATAATAGAATCCTTGTATTTCTTTGCCTCTTCCAAAGACATTCCATTAGCTTCGGCTATTTCCGAAATAGGCATCATATCAATCATCTGCCTAAAATTTTCAGCCGAATCCTCTAAGGTTCCCATTTGGTTGTCAATAGACATCTTTTCAAACATAGCATCATCAAGCTCCTTGCCAGTCATAGACTGGGCATCGGAACGAACTTGAGGCCCTAAACTCATTGATTTTTTCAACGTATTCAAAGCCGCCGTGTTAAGATTAGAAGATGCTTTGTTGTATTCATTCACTTGCCTTTCCAGCAAGATCTGACTATTGCTATACTCTTTAACCCCAAAGAAGCCTTCCCTCATACCAAACAAAGAACCGATAATAGCACCGATTCCTATTTCAGTCCATCCTTCTTTAGACGTATATTGCTTTTTAAATCCTTCAGAAATAGCATCAAGAACATCAACGGCTCCGTTCATGGCTACATTATCATATCTTGACTTAACATATTCCTCAGCCGTATTCTGAACAGCACCTTGAGATCCTTCTTCCCATAAGCCTTCTGACACCGGCCTTTTCATGATATTGAAAACATTGCCTGCTATCTTTTGTCCTATATTGGGATTGGTTATTTTAATAGCCATCTCTCCCGGCTTCGCAACTTCCGTCCCTAATCCAAATAAATGCTTGTTGAGCTTCTTTTCCAACCCTGGTATAGCCTTGCCTCCTAACCCTATATACTTACCAAAAAGAAGCCAGTTAGATAATCCTACTATACCCATATTGGCGGCAAATATAGCACTACCTACATCAGCATTAGAATTACGAAAAACAGCCATTTCCTCTGCATTGGGATCACGACCATAAATCTTACGATAATAATCCTTGAAATCAGACTCAGATTGCTTCATAAAAGAATTTGCTTCAACCGATGACTCGAATCCGGCACTGGTAGCCAACAACGTCATGGTTTTAGCCGCCTCCCCTACATTTCTTCCGGTAGCAACTCCTTTTCTTACATAGTCATTAAACACGCTTTTAAGGCTTCCTATACCCCTATTTACAGCTTGCCTTGCTGCTAACTTAGCTCCGATTCTTCCACCTAATTTAGCACCTATATTGCCCAATGATCCAACTCCAAGTCCTCCGGTCATGTACGCTGATATCATGGCTCCTACGGTAAAAGACATTCCGTTACCAAGGACATCATTCCATAAGAAATTACCGGTATCCTTAAAAAGCTTCTGACCGAAATTATAATCTTCTACCTCTTTCTTGTAATAATGGGGAAGAAGCATGTCTATTTGCTGGTCAAGATCACCTACAAACTTATCCATGTTAGTGTTTAACGCAGCTTTGTAACTTCCCTCAGATGCCATATTGATAAGTTTGTCAGGCAATGACACAACTCCTTGTGCACCGTACAATGCGGATTTTAAAGCGAATTTGCCTACACCATTCCAAAACTTACTCCATCCGCTCTGTCTCCTGGCATAATAATCTTCATTGTTTATACCCGGAATATAGTTAGAATATTTTGTACGCCATACCCCATCATTACCCATCTGATGACTTTCACGGATACTTACCTTCGGTCCATAGGGATTAAGAGGCGGCGGGACAGGTGTAGCCCCCCTGTAGCTGTTACGAGCCAGTGCCTCCGAGTAGCTGTTGCTTATCTCCTTGGCTATATACGGTTCTTCGTATTCGGCAGCAGCTATCCTTGATGCGTAATCCGGAAATTTAGGTTGGGCATACACACCTTCACCAGGCATATAATTAGGAACCAGAGGTGTTGTCGTCTCTGGTAATGTAGCCGGAGTGTAATTCTCTTCTTCGGCTAATTTCCTTTGCCTTGCCACATCTTCGTAAGTGGTTTTAGCAGCAGGATTATATCTATCTATATTATTGTCAGCCATAAATTTTCTGCAAAAAATCGTTCAACTTACTAAACTTGTCATTCATATTGGGCGTGATATTTATTCCTCTCATATACGGATCCCTCATCTGATCAAGACGTTCTTGAACAGCCTCCTTCACGTATTTTACAAAGAAGTACTGAGGACACTTCTGGTGAATGCTATTCCAGTAATCCGCATACTCATCATTACCTGGATCCAAAGGAACAAAATCCGAGAACAACAATGCAGGATTTTTAGAATTTTTAGTCCTTTTGTCATAGAAATTGACCGCTACCTCTCTTGAACCCCTGTCATCCATTCCCTCCAACTGAACTGATATGTTATCAGACATGTCAATAAAATTATCAACAAGGGTTTTAACAACATTCATTTCTTCTGGCTTAAGGTAAGAACCATGAACCTTTACTATATCATAAAGATCATTCTTAACATCAGCCTTAGAAGCCAAACGGGGAAGACCATTACGTATAAGATACTTATCATAAGAATAACCTTCCTTCTTTCCGGTATCTACAAAATCACAGGTTCCAAAACTTGATTTGTAACCATCCACCGGATAATTACGCTCCTCGACCGAAGGATCTATACCCGCCTTAAGAAGCTCGTCATTCGTAATCTCAACCCTTTCTGTAACATAAGAATTTTTACCGGAACCTACTTGAGCAGTCAAGAATCTTCTAACAGTGCCATTATCTATCTCGGCATCCATATTAATGGCATTAATAGCAGTAGGATCCAGATTATTTACCTTTCCTGCCATGTAACCAGACAATCTTCTAAACTGAGCCTTCTGCAAAGACTTTTCCGGTGAATCGGCATTCCAATTGTATCTTTTGTAAGAATCAAGGTAATGATACTGAGATAACTTATCAGAAATCTGATCAGGAGATACAGACATTTTTATCTCATCCTGCATCTGACCTGCTATCATATCAGACACTCTACTGTTTTTCTCAGCATATCTTAGCTGGGTAATAGTTAATGGTTCACCTTCCTGATAATCTTTTAAATCTATATCACCATCCTTATCTATGGTCATATAATCTGATATATTAAAATCAGGATCGCCGTTGAGTTTCTTCATTCCATTAATAAGAGCCAATGTACCAGTAGAAGAACCATTATTCTCGCTTGTAATAGCATCAGATATGTTTTTCCCCAACTTGCCGGCACTCGCCTTAGCTCCTAATGACGGAGATATAGCACTAAGAATATCTATTCCTCTTGAAGGGTCCATCATGTATCCTCTGAACCCTACGGCATCAGATACACCAGTTGTTATGGCTGTGGCGAGCAGGAAGGCTCCAGCCTTATCATCTGTATCGGTAAGATTTATAAAAGAATTTCCTTTCATAAACTTAGCATTACGAACTTTACTGATAATATCCTTATTTTTTTTAGTAACTATATTATCTATTTGATAATCAGTTATGTTATTTATAGCCTTTGTAGCTCCATTTGCCTTAGAATCAGAAAGAAGTAAAGCATCATAAGCTTCAGACAGTCTGTTATTTCCTTGTCCAAAATATCCGTTTTTCTGACCTCCATTATTTTTTAAATAAGAATATATCCGTTCTTCAGGAGTCATATTAGCATACAATCCTGGGTCAGTTTTTTCTTCTTCGTATGATGCTGCAACGATATTACTTCTGTCTGTAGGAGATAATGAATTATATAATTTCAATAAATTTGCTCTACGCTCTGTGGAAGAAGATGTGAGTTGTTCATAAGGGATATTAGCCAAATTAACAGATCCTATCTTACCCGTTCCAGAATTGATAGCCGTAGGCCCGTCCATAGGAGCCATCGGCACTCCTACACCGCCTGCTCCTCTTGTGCCTCCGGATGAGCTTTCAGTGCCCATCTTGGAACCGTAAGTACGCATGTATTCGGTTTCAATCTTAGCCTGTGCAAGTTGCTCTTTTGCCAACGATATTTCAACCATAGACTTAGCATTATCAGTCAAAAACTTTTGCTGAGCCCTATCCTCTGCCAACCTTGCAAAATAAAGATCATCTTTCTTCCTTTCAAAACTTGTATTGTCGTATCTCCATGCATCAACCATCTTATCGAAAAGATTATTGGTAACAACAAAATTAGCAGCCGCTACCGGATCTGATGAAGCTATTATCATATCTGCCTCCCTCTTGGCTTCTGCTTTCTGATTTTTAGCTTCCTGTATCTGACTGTCAATACGATCAATAATATCCTTATTATCCCCTACTGATTTCTTTTTTGCTTCCAATGCTCCTATGTGCCTATCGTATCTTTCGACATAAGACCCAATGTATTGACTAACCAAATCCGGATTACTGAACACCGGATTGGTAGCTGCCATGTATGATGCTTCTATTCTCATCTGATTCCTCATGTTTTCAGATAAGTTAGCAGACACAAAATTCCTTATCTGGGAATCAGTAAGCTCATCTACGTTGACTTCTATGATTCCACCAGTAGGATTACCTTTAACATCATATTCTGTTGTCTGAATCTTCTTGCCTTCGTTGTTTTTCCTAAAATCACTGACCAGCTTATTTATCTCCTTAGTATAATCGACATAAGGAGAATAATGAAGACCTCCCAACCTTGATCCTGCTTTACCATCTGACCTCCATTTGTAATAAGGGTCCAAAGCATGCCATTCATTAATAGGAGAATAAAGTTCAGGATGATTCTGTTTTATAGATTCTATTTCCTTCATAACCCTCTTGCCTTCTTTTGTGCCGGCAATCGCGTTAATGACCGTATCATCTAACACCGAACTTATCTCTCCTTGTATGGCTCTCGTAACACCATCAGAAGAAAGATCCACGCCTTTGAATTTTTGATTGATGTTAGCAATCACACCTGACATCTTATCTTCCATATAAGCGCGGGCTTCAGGCTTATCTATCTCTTGACCCATAAGATAATCTACCTGGGTATAGATCTTTTCACGAGCAGCATCAACCTTCTGCTGTTTGTACATCATGACGTCCTTAACAAGATCTATGTTGTAAGGACTAACATACGGGGCATATTGCCTTAAAATACTATACTGTGAAGCCACTATTTGGTCCTCCTTCTTCTTTTAGTTTCATCATCTTCTTCATTTAAACTTCTCAAGTAAGGTGTAGAATAATCACCCATATTCATCACATCCTGATTACCTTGAACGTAAATAATTTGGCCACTTGGAAGCATTCTCATATTCGGAGCTATGGAAGCTATGGTATTCAACGATGTACGAACATTGAACTTATTCTGTATTTCGCTGTTTATGCTATCATAATAACGAGCAAGATTTTCATCCCTTATAGCCATAGCCTTCAATAACCCAGATTCATAACGTTGCCTTTCCGCTATGTTCTTATCGTCTGTCTGAACATAAGCCATTTCATTGAATCTATCAGCTTCGTTTATTTGCCTTGCGTTATTGAAATTTACTTCGTTAATGTACTTGGCTATATTGCTTCCGGCTATGGCGTTCATATTAGCCAGAATAGCGGAGCGCTGGGAGTCGGGCACGTCACCTACTGCGTCCAACTGAGCCGATGTCGCGCGGTTGAGCTCGTTGATATACTGATCAGCAGATTGCAGAACAGGATCTATTCTCGGAGCCTGATGCCTTTCCAATCCCTCTATCTCTAATCCGGTATCAAGCATCCTCAACATCTCAGGGAATATAGGACCTGATAAAGCAGGATTGACACCTTTTCTTCCTTTTGTATCATCTTCTTCCTCAGCTTCCGTTTCTACAGTAGTATTAATAACAGGATTTTCTTTCTTCACTTCTATCCTGCCTGGAGAACCTGGGTTGGGAGATTTAGCGCCGGTTCCTACAGGTTCAGCTTCTATAGGTTTTGATGCCGGATTTACGGCTTCTAAAACAAAGTCTGTTTCTGACATCAAACCGCTATCTTTTAAAGCAGCAAACTTATTATAATCGGCACCCAGAATCTTCTTAGCTGCATCAGATTTATCACCAAATAAGTCAACATAATTCTTTATCCCTTTTTCGTTCAACAATCTCTTTTGTTCAGGAGTAACTACATCCAATCCATAAAATGATCTGGTTGCCGTAGTTTGCCCAAATTTGTCATCTACGGCAAATGAGTTATATGCCGATTTACTTCCTTGGTCGTACTTACCAGCATCTTCTCCCCAAAATCCGTATTCGTCTCTAAATTTCTTGGCTTTTTCGGCATTGGCTATAGCACCTGATTCTGCCAAAGCCCATAGGTTGTTTAGTTGGCTATTGTATCCAGTCTGGAATCCTTCTGTATTAAAATCTCCATCCGTATTGTATTTATTAGCCCAACGGTTAATATCAAGCAAATTAGAAATAGCTTTGTTGTTTACCCTACCATAACCGGAACTGCTTCTGTGTTGCAGATTTTGATTAGAATTTACACCAGAATCAGGATTAAGGATCTGC